AGTCTCCTTCTGTGGAGTTCATGAAGGTCGGCGGATTTTCTGCGGAGGGTCTCATCAAGGGTCTGGGCAATATGTCCGGTTCTGTCGAGAAGGCTGCTGCGAACACCGGAAGCGTTGCCGTGGAGTCTCTCCGGAAGTCCCTCTCGGGATTCTCGGATCTGATCACCCACGACATGGACGTTCATCCGGTGATCACTCCTGTTCTGGATCTGTCCGGCGTCAAGAAGGACGCAGGTACCCTGAAGGGTCTTCTGCCGTCCAACGCGATAGCCATCGATTCGGCGTACTCCAAAGCGTCTTATATTGCGGCGGGATACGCTCGGAACAAGGCTGCGGAGTCTTCGTCCGTCGAACCGGCAGATGTTCGGCCGTTCTCGTTCACTCAGATCAACAACTCTCCGAAGGCCCTGTCCTCGGCTGAGATCTACCGTCAGACAAACAACCAACTCTCCAAGGCGAAGGGGGCTCTGACGACGAATGCTGACAACCGTTGAGGCCAGGTCTCCCAAGGGTGACGTGATCATCTTTCCCTTGGAGGACGATTCTTCGGGCTTTCGAGTCGCGAAGATAGAAGGTCTGGGACCCGTCAAGGCGAATCTCGTATCCTCGGGCTTCGCCAACTCTGATGGGGAACAGTACCAGTCCAGCCGTCGTGAAGCCCGGAACATCAAGATCAGCTTGGAACTCGATCCATTTTCCGAAGTGGAAACGGTTCGTAGTCTCCGGAACAAGCTGTACCGGGTCTTCATGACGGAATCGGAAGTGAAGCTCAGCTTTGTTCTCGAAGGTGGGCCCACTGTCGATATTGTGGGGAGGGTCGAAACTTGCGACATCGATCACTTCACACAGGAACCCATGGCTGATATATCGGTGATGTGCTTCGAGCCGGACTTCATAGATCCGATCGGAGTAGTTTCACCGGGATTCACCGTGAATGATGAAACCAACTCGATGGTTATCGAGTATGACGGAAGCGTAGAGACGGGCATCCAGCTCGTCCTCAACGTCGACCGTGCGTTGCCCGAATTCGTAGTCTATCACGTCCTTCCAAACGACGAGATACAGACGCTGGAATTCGACAACTATCCCTTGGAAGCCGGAGACGTGCTGACCATCAGTACCGTCTTCGGCTCCAAGGGGGCGACCTTGGTCCGAGCAGGAACCAGTAGCTCAGTGCTCTACGGTGTTTCTCCTCAGTCCAAGTACATTGAGTTGCTGCCAGGGGACAACGGCATCCGCGTTTACGCGGCGGGAGCTCCCATCCCGCTCACTGTGTCGTACGTTACGAAGTACGGAGGGTTGTAGTGGAGATCTATACACTCGACCCTCTTCTCCGTCGAGAGAACGTCATCGACCGATTCGAATCTCTCATCTGGACCGAGAGACACCAAGAGTTCGGCGACTTTCAACTCGATATTGCCTCGACCAGTTCGGCTCGTAACTTGCTCAAGGCTGACACTTGGCTGGCCATGAATGAGTCTCATCGAGTCATGCGTGTCGAATCGATCGAGGATGCGGCTGACGCTGACAACCGGAGGATGCTGACGGTCAAGGGAAGGTCGATCGAATCGATACTTCTCGACCGTGTCATATCTGCTGCGTTGGCCACTTGGGCAACCACGCAGAAGTGGACTTTCACAGGTCCTCCGGCTGCGGTCATGAGGAAGATCTTCCACGATATTTGCGTCCTCGGAGTTCTTGATCCTAACGACGTGATCCCGTTTATTGTGGAAGGTTCTTTCCTTTCTCCGAGCACTATTCCAGAACCCATCGACCCCATCACAGTGGACCTTGAACCGGCAGCAGTCTATGATGCCATCAAGGCCATTGGGGATGTCTGGAATCTGGGGTTCAGGCTGCTGAGAAACTACGATCTGTCTCAGCTATATTTCGATGTCTACACGGGAACGAACCGGACCAGTTCACAGACGGTCGTTCCCCCGGTGATCTTCACTCCGGAACTGGACAACCTCCAGAACACAAAAGAACTGACATCGATCGACAAAGCCAAGAATGTGGCTTACGTATATTCTCCGGCGGGGTACCAGATCGTCTACGGGATCGACGTAGACCCCGAAGTGGAGGGTTTCGAACGCCGTGCTCTGGTGGTGAACGCGACCGATATTACGGAAGAGAATCCGGATGTCGTCGCTGCCCTGATTCAGCGGGGTAACGAAGAACTCTCCAAGAGTCGTGTCTTTCAGGCTTTCGACGGAGAGATCAGTCAGTTCAGTCAGTTCAAATATGGCACTCACTACAACCTCGGTGATGTGGTCGAGGTTCGTAACTACAGTGGTGTAACCAGCAACATGAGGGTTACGGAACAGATCTTCGTATCTGACCGAGAAGGTGACAGGGCATATCCGACCCTCTCACTCAACACCTTCATCAACACTGGTTCGTGGCTGTCCTGGCTCAACAACAAGGTCTGGTCCGACCTCACTACAGAAGAATGGGCAACGCAGCCGTGAGACTGTGGCATGCATTCCGCCGGAAATTTCACCGGCCGAAGTATGACGAACGAGGTTACTGCGTTCGTTGTGATTGATACAAGGGAGGTGTGAAATGCCACCTGGAGATCAGGCGGCTGCGGCAGGCTATACGACAGTACCCGAGACAGGCGAAGAAGGACGAGTTCGCTGGGGAGCACGGGAAATCAACCGTACTCGCGACTTCCTCGCTGGACTGAAGGCTCTCATCCCGACAGGCAAGTCCGGGTATCGAACCTCCGCAGGAATCACATCAGGAACCACAGATCCCGCGCCTGCCGTCGGTTCTGACGGGGATATCTACCTCAAGATCATTAGTTAGGTGGTGTCGTGACCGACTACACGAAAACCACCGGCGTCAACGGTAAGATGATGATCCGTGATACCGGGACTGATGTCGAGTTCTGGTTCAAGGCGGGATATTCATCTGACTGGTGGAACGGGATGCCGTTCAACTGGACTGCAAATGGAAGAACAACTTCTACCACGATCAACTACCCCACGGGTGCTGACTGGAAGAAGGTCGGAGAAGTCCGTATCACGGATTCTCAGACTGTTACATTCCGTCTGACTGACAGTCATAGTTCTTCGGGTATCGGTGGTCCGACGTCATTCAGTCAGGCCATCAAGCGGGACACTGTTCCGGCCAAGCCGTCCACACCGGTCATATCCAGCATCACCGCTTCTTCCGTCTATGTTACTTTCTCGGACGGTTCAAGCGGCGGCGACGCAATCGACGCACGACAGATCGGTTACGGCACCAGCTCCACTTCGGTACAACACATCGTAAGTTCGGACCGGTCGACAACTATATCCGGGTTGTCGGGCGGAACTACTTACTACTTCTGGGCCCGAACGCATAACTCCGAAGGATGGAGTTCATGGTCGGGAAGAGCTTCGGCCACAACACTCAAAGTTCCAGACGCCCCAAGCACACCCCTCCTGTCCAGCGCCATGATGACGAGTGTGGATGTCGCATTCAGCGCGAACGGGAGTGGTGGTTCTACGATCACCGGCTATGAGATCGGCTGGAGTACGAGTTCTACGGGTATCCCCACAAACTCTGTCGCCGCGAAGTCGCCTCAAGTAGTCACTGGTCTTACTCCGGGAACCATATATTACTTCCGAACCCGAGCTAAAAGCGGAATCGGATGGAGCGCATGGTCAGGAGCGGCCAGTGTACGAACGGTTGCTGGAGCCTATCTAAAGGTAGGCGCGGAATGGAAGCTTGCAGTCCCCTACGTAAAGGTCGGTGGGGTGTGGAAGATCGCCGAACCATGGGTGAAAAGCGTAGGAGTCTGGAAGCGAACAACGTAGACAGTTAGGGGAGGGTGCGTTTTATGGACGAGGTTTGGGTCCGAGTTATCATGATCATATTCGGGTCCACTATGGGTTCGACGGGTATGTGGTCCTTTCTTCGTAGCAGAGATACGAAGCGGGCAGCCACCACCCGACTCATGATGGGTATGGCGCGAGAGACCATCACGTCGCATGGCCTGGTGTATATCGAGCGCGGGTACATCACCAAGGAAGAGTACGACGAACTCGACAAGTACTTCTACAAGCCGTACATGGCCCTTGGCGGAAACGGAACAGCCGAACGGATCATGTCGGAGGTTGGTCGCCTCCCGTTCAGTTCGCGCAGCAGACTGACCGAGATATCTCGGAACCGGGATACGGACGGATGGAGTAGTAATGTCAGAGTCGTCAGTCGAGAGGAAGCCGACACCCCTTCTGGGTGACGGTGTGTACAACGTCGTGAAGCGAACGGCAACGATCATCCTGCCCGCGCTGGCCACGCTATATTACGGGCTGGCCGTGATGTGGGACTTCCCGGAACCCGACAAGGTGGTGGCATCGATCACGCTGCTGAACACCTTCCTCGGCGTTCTGGTGCAGGTCTCGAAGAAGTCGTACTACAACAGCGGTCACCAGTACGCGGGTGAGATCCAGGTGACCGAGTCGGGCGGCAAGAGGATCGCCTCTCTAGTCGTGGACGGGGACCCCGAGGATATTCTGAACATGTCCGAGGCCACCTTCAAGATTCAGGACACGGGCGAGAACCCGATGGTCAAGCCATAGGTGTAACACCTTCCTCAGGGGTCGCATATTTTACAGGGCCTATAATGAGACCCCTACGGAAGGAACTGCCTTGATCAACATCAAGACGTTCAAGCTGACCGAGCCGAGCGACCTTGAGAAGGAGATCGCGCGGTTGTTCGCACTGCTGTCAACGATCGACGTTGACGACGCGAAGTACAACACGGTGTCCGACCAGCTCGCCAAGCTCTACAAGCTCAAGGAAGTAGATTCCAAGAGCAGCGTAAGCAAGGACGCTCTGGTCGGTGCCGCTGTCAACCTCGCTGGAATCTTCATCATCACCCAGCACGAGCACCTGCACATCATCACCTCAAAGGCCCTCGCCTTTGTCGGCAAGAAGTCTGTCGTCTGATAAGCCAGACCAACTGAAGCATCTCTGACGAGTGGCATGTAGACCCTAACCAGGTTTACATGCCACTCGTTTTTTGCCTTTCGGAGTCTCGCAGAGTTTACAGGGCATATTATGAGACCCCTACGAAAGGATTCCCATGGATCTGAAGCAGAAGCTCGACTCGATCAAGACCAAGATCAAGAAGCACCAAAACGAAATCATCGCTGTCGCCTCTACCGGAGTTGCCATCGCAGCGACCGTCGGCTGGAAGATCACCCAAGACAAACTGGAGAAGGCCTACGCGGGTAACCGCGAAATCCTCGACCGACAGACCAAGGGTGAGACTTACGGCCACGAAGCTGTGTATCTCTCCAATGAGACCACCGATGCATTTCTGAATGGTGACGAAGAAGTCTGGTTCACTGTTCGAGGGAAGCGTTGCGACTTGATCGTGCATCCCGAAGACTGATGTCAAGACCTGAACCCCACAAGGGGTTTGGGTTTTTCGTCGTAGGGGTCTCTTGGAGCTCGCACATTCTACATGGCCTATTATGAGACCCCTACTATCGATTGGAAACGATCATGCAGAAGTTCAAGAACCTTCACGAGAAGACCAAGACTGCTGGCAACAAGAAGATCTCCGACAAGTCGATCGACCGATTCCTCACCATCAC